CAATAATATATGGTCTTCCAGATGATTGATCTTGAACTGTTGATGCATTTAAAGATAAGAATCTTTCTGTAGTTAATACACCCTCTCCTGTTTCTAATTCTATTCTACCTTCGAATGAACTGAATACTTGATCTTCACCTGAGTATGTTCCGTCTTCTAATTGAATATCAGCTGTGTCTATTTTTGAACCAATAATTAATGTAGGGATAAATGATCTAGCAGTTTGTGTTCCATCAAAATTAACATTGTATATGTCAGCAGAACCATCAACACGATTTCTAATAGATACTTCTCCAAACATTATTGTTCCTGCAGGAGACAATAAAGATTTAACTAGACTTCTATATTCATTAATACTCTTACCGACTTTAATCTTATATGAGAAATCTTGATATTGTGAACTATCATGTATTCTCATTGAATCAACAGATGGGAAACCTGTATCATTTAAATAGTTTCCATCTAATTTAGATTCACCAGCAACTTCACCTCTTGCAGTGCAAGGATTTGTTTTACCTATATAAAAGTTTTTACTGTCACTAGTTGTGCAGTAATCTCCGTCATTAAATATACCTTTAACATCTTTTAATGTTAGATGATTCAAGTCTCCGTTCATAGTCTTAACCGTTCCTGTAGCACCTGTAAGAGCCGCTGTGACCGTCGTATTGACTATAGGATTAGAAGAAACATCTTTGATAATACAATGTTGATCATAAGTTCCGATACCACCTATATCAAAATCGTGTCCCGGATCTTGAATCTTTAATTTTTTAATTGAACCAATATCATCACTAAACGCCCAAAGTTTCGCTCCTGAACCTGCTGTAACATTTGTTTGTGTTAAAGTAAATGATGCACTAGATGTTCCACCTGTGATTGTTCCTGTTGGAGTTCCAGCTGGGTCTGTAGTTCTTTTATAAACTAATAATCTTTTCTTTTCTGTATCATGATTGGCGACAATCATTGTTTTACTATTTGTTGAAGTTATTACTTCTCCAACTGAGAATATTGTTCCCGTAGTCAACTCGTCATAGTAAATATAACCACCCATAAATACTTTAGGTAATGTCTTATATTCTGACCCCGGATGTGATATACTAATCTTTTTAATACCACCATCATCTTCTTTTGCAATGATGTCTAATGTTTCAACTAATTCTCCGTATTCTAATTTTTGATTTCTTAGAGTATCTTCTAATAATATTCCTCTGTTATCTAGTATAACTTCTATCTTAGCGTTATTGGCTGGAGCTGATGCGAATGTAATCTTTGTTCCAGCTTGGTCTGTTGTAAATCCTGTTGTTCTTGCTATCTCTGAACCCGCTACAAATACTTGTACTTTTCTTGGATCGAAACCCATTATAATATTAGTATTATCTCTACCAGAAAATACTGTTGTTGAACCATCACCTGTAAATTCATGTATACCTGGTTCAGTTGCAGACTCTAATTCTATATTTCCGTCTGTTACATCTATGAATGCGTCAGCGCCAGATCCTTCTGTTCCTGTGTTAATAAATACTACTTGATCGTTTACACTATAACCAGATCCAACATCATCTAAAACTATATCTGTTACACCACCTCTACCAATAGAACCAATAACATTGATTGACTGTGTAGCGGTTCCACCTGATGATGTTTTATAATTAAATGTTTCTGATTCACTAAACAATGAACCATTAGATACCATTTCTGTATAAAGACCACCACTCATTGTTATTGAGTCTGGACCACCTGAATAATGAGGATATAAATCTGTATTTTCGTCTAGGACTGCATCACCATCTTCTGTTAAAAGTAATCCAACTCCTGTGCCTGTTTCTAACCCAACTGGTCTAGCTTGATATTTTTCACCACCGAGTCCGTGTTCAAATACTAAGTAATCACCATCTTCCATTATAATATTGTTATCATTATTGTCAACAATAAAGATTGCTTCTGATGATTCTAATCTAATAACATCTTCTGTATCACCAGCAGATCCATCTTCTATACCAAGATAAACACTACTGTCTGTTGTAGAGATACCTGATATTACACCACGAACTGTGGCTTCAGCGTCTGTTCGTAATCCATCTCTATCAGATAACAATACTGTATCACCAATAGAGAATGTTCCAACATGAGGTAGTATTATTTCTAATTCATATGCATCTGATGCATCATTTGTTCCTGATATTCCAGATGCATCATTAATATAAGCTGACGCCACAACTGTTGCACCTGTATATTTTTTTATTTGTCCTTTTTTATATTTTGTTAAATCTTTTGTGCTGTAAAGTCTCATTACAGTAGGTTCAGAAAACTCTGATACAGAAGGTTTAATTACATTGTCACCAGGAAAGACAACTTCGGCTTCTAGACCATATAGTATTCTGAATAAAAATTCGTATGATTCTTTCGTTCCTTTTGAAAGATATAAATCTTGCACATGCTTCTGTAATAATCTTTTGTTGGCCAATACATCTCTATCAATGAATGGCATGAAATCTCGTCTGAAATACTCTAAGAAGTCTCCAGAAGTTTTATCTACATCTGCATATGATAATAGATTATTTGCTGCGTGTAATGGACTTGCTTTGAAAGAATCTACTTTAGCGGTCATACCAGAAGTCTTACCCGTTATAGTTTCATCTATATCAAATTGTGTCTCTGAGAATTGTTCAATATAAAGGTTTGAACTATTTCCTATAACATCAATTCTTCCTATGGCACCTGTTGTAGAACCTACAACGAATTCATCTCTCTCAAAAGATGTCTTTTGTGCACCACCAGAATCAATGTCTATTTCATAATTAAACTTAGCAGAGGTTACAGAAGACGGAGCGTAAGTTCCAGGCTCTTGTAAGAGATTACCTCTCTCACCTGCAGAATTAAAAGCCTCTCCCGCTGTTGTTCCGTCTTCTAAACCAATGAAATCAATATCGGCCGCATCTTTATAGACAAGTTGACCTTTCTCTAAGAACTCAAAATAAGATTTTAAGAAAGAGATAAATCGAGGTGCTTCGTCCTGATAAAATTCAGGTAGGAGCTCCTCGACTTGATCGGCGATTCTGTCATAAAAGATAGGCATACTATATTAATTTATTATGCTATTGCGCAGCCTTGTTGTGCTAAACAAACCCATGTAGATCCGTTGTAGTACAATATAGCTGAATCACCAACTGCGTCAAAAGTTAAAGTTGTTCCATTAGCAAAAGCTGCTGGTGTAACAACTGATGTTTGACCAGATGAAGACTCTACTTTAGTGTAAAGAATTTTAATCTGACCTGCTGTTCCAGCTGCTAGAGTAACAGCATTGTTACCAGAGTTATCAGTATTTGTAGTAAACGCTGTAACTGCAGAAGTAACATTAGCTGCTCCAGCTCCTGTTAAAGATTGTTCTGCTTGGGCGAACGCTAAGAAAGTTGGAAGGTAGTTAAGTAAATTAGCTACTGTCAATTTCTTATTAACTGGAGTTCCTGAAGGATCATCAATTACATGCAACAAGTCTTCACCTGCTACGCTTGTGCTTAAATCCGTAAGCGCGGTTATTTTTTTATCTGCCATTTTAGTTTCCTCTTAAATAAGCATTGTTAAAACCCTCACCATGAGGGAATTCTACTCCATGCATATACATGGATCATAGTTTAGGAGTAACTAGATGAGGTTGTATAACCAACTCCAGCACTCGTTTCACCACTTGCTACTGTATCTGCTACACCCGTAGCTGATATTTCAGAAGCAGTGATATCCAACAGTTGATTTCTAGTTGAAACAATATCGTTAGAACTAGGAATTACTGTGAAATCTATAGATGTATCTGTATTAGATGTTGAACTGTATGTCAACGAATTAATACTTACTACACCTGTTGAATATGTTAAGGTTCCTGCTGTATTATCTGAATACACTCTTGTAGAACCATCTAAATAAAATCTTCTTACATTTCCTTCACCATCATCATCAAAGAAATAATTGTTCGCGTCTCCTGATATAAAGAATCCTGTTGTAGTCAATATACCTCCACCCGTTTTATTGTGTCCAGTATGTGGGTTATAAAATTTATTACCAAAATCTAATTTAATTGACGAAGCTGTTCCGTCAACTGTAGCTACATAATTTTTTCTTAATTTAATATTAGTTATATTAGAAAGAATTGAATTTTCTATTCCGTCTATCTTAGAAGTTAATTGTGAATGTCTAAACAAAGTATCGAATCCGGATAAGTTATTATTGTCATAAGAGATAATTGCCGCTTTAACTAATGTCTCTAAAGCTGATTTAGTTTGAGAAGTTTTCGTTGGGTCATATTTAAAATTACTACTAATAAGAATTTGTAGTATTTCTGAATCAACAACTTCTGGTCTAACTGTTAATATACTTAACTCACTTAAATCATTTTTTAATTGTGTCTTTTCAGCTGTTGTTAAATTATTCGAATATTGTGATGGTTTTAGAGAGACAAACACTTTACCATATTGAATAGGATCTGCATCTTCTCCTCCCCATACTGCAATTGAATCTGCTCCGGGATATAGTTCTTGTAATTTAGCTTTATAGTCTTGAACTGTAACTAATCTATTTTGTGAAGTATAGAATTTGGATGCTGAGAATTTAATTTGATCTGTTGTTTCTTTTCCCTTACCACCTGAAGCACTAACTGTATTTGTAAATACGATATCTGAATTACCATTGATAGAATCAACCATACTGAAAGCTTTGGCTCCATTGGCATGGACGGTATCTGTAACTAAGTATGATATACTAATTTGATCACTATCTTTTGGTTCTGCACCTATTATACCATCTCCGAAATAAATTTCAAATAGTCCGTCATCATTTTCTTGAACATAAAACACATTTGAAGTTGAGTTAATACCTGTTAAATCACCAGCTCTAGTCCACGCGGTTACTGTATTGTTTGAAGTAATATTTACAGAAATAGTTGAAGTATCAACATATGCATTCAACAGTGGAAATCTTTGGTTTGAAACTTGACTATTATATCTATAGATATCTGATACCAACTTACCTTGATATATATTTAAACCACTGAATGTAAAAGTATTTCCTACAGGTGTAATTGTTGTGTTATCTAAAGCTATAAAGGTAAATTGAGACCCATCAAATACTGTAGAAAATTTATGTCCCCTATTAATAGTTAAAGATGATGGTGTAGAACCAGATACTTGTGGACTAGTAACTGTTAAATCAAAAGTTGCTTTCGCGGCTGTTCTTGATGCTGGTGTATAACCCAATTCTTTAGCTCTAGACACCACATTCTTTCTTATCTGTGCTGTGTCTAAGAACATCTCTGATGCTACCATATTAGCATTAAATGCAGATGTGTGAGCTGAGTATGCTAATAAATCTAAAATAATAGAAATATTAGATCCCTCGAAATCATAATCTTTTAATGTGTCTTGACCTCTTAAATATTCTTTAAGACTAGTTGATACTTGATCAAAGTCTAAATCTGTTATGTTAATGTTTGAACTTTTTATTGTTGCCATGTTATCTTACTCTCTGTAATACTAAGTCTAATTTATGATTTCTAGAATCATTTCTTATATTGAAAAATAATGTAATATTCATGGTATTATGTAAAACTCTTGAATCTATTCCTTTAATAACACATCTAGGTTCAAATTTTTCAATAACATTTTTTATTTCATTTCTCAATAGTTTAGTCTCTCCATTGTCTAATTCAAACAATAGTCCTCTAAGATTAACTCCTAAACTAGGTTTAAAAGGTCTCTCATAAACATTTGTTGAAAGTAGATTTTTAAGACTTCTCTTGATGGCGTTAATATCATATTTCATTAAAATATCACTACTTTCGGGATGCAAAGTAAAGTTAATATCAATATCTGAGAACCATCTCTTGGATACTCTTGAACTTTTATTTTTAGTGTTATATTGTGCCATACTATTATTTATGTCTCTTATATTATTTGTTTAACCATTATCCTACACCAGGTAGTGTTGAACCAGCTGATGAACCAGATGCGATTGGGTGAGTATGAGTTGCAAGAGTTGATGTTCCACTTGTAATTATTGGTGCTATTACTGATGCTGCTGTTACTGCTCCTGCTGTGAGTGCACCTGCATGAGTCCATACACCAGAAGAAGTTATTGCTGCAGAAGCTATATTTACAGCGGGAGATGCTAGATTAATCATTCCGGCCGGTGCTGCTACATTTACAACTCCAGCTAGAGCAGATAGACTCAATGCCCCTGTAAGAGATGTTATTGTTGTATTCATACCAGAGGTTATTGTTGTGTTTCCAATTCCAGTTGTTATATTTGTTCCACCAGCTAGAGTTGTTACATTTGTACCCATTTCAGAAATTATATTAACGCTTCCACTTTTGAGCTTTGTTCCACCAACGACCCTAATATTAACTTGTGCATCGGCGGCTAAGGACATAACTGCACCCATTGTTGCACCTGCAACTCCTCCTATCACTTCACCACTTATTGCTTCAGCTGCTTTAGCTCCGGCTTCTTCACCAAGAACAGTAGTTACTGCTTCACCAACTTTCTCACCAACTACCGCTTTCAAGCCTTCCACTGAGGTTATAGCTTCTCCCATAATTGATTCAAGTTTTTCTTCCATTGCTTTTACTACAGCTGTCTCTTTTATAACTTCGGTTAGTTTGTCTTTTGCTATTTCTATACCTTTTGCCATTACTACATCTTTAGCATCAGCACCAGATAATACACTTGTTAATACATCTTTAACATCACTATTAAATTCTTTTCCAGTATGTTCCTCAAGTTGAGATATTACACTTTCAGCTCCAGCTGCTCCACCTTTAACTCCTTCTACTACTCCAACTATAGTTTGGAATTGTTTGAATGTCTCATCATTTTTTAATTCATCATAAGATTTTGTGAAAGATTCGGTTGCTTCTCTTGTAGCATCTACAATTTTATCTCCCATGGTCTTTCCATGAACCACCTCGGTGGCACCACTCTCATCAAGATTATCTAACAACATTTCTGATTTTTCAGGTGCAGTATCTGGTTCTTCGGACTTTGTAACTTCTTCTTCTGTAACACCAGCGTCTGTAAGTATTTTCTTCGCGGCCTCTGTAAGCTTACCATCTTCATCTACTAAATCTGTAGTCCCAGCATCTGCAACAGCTACTGAACCACCTGCGGTAGCAATAGCATTAGCTGTAAGACTCTTTCCTACTACAACATCAACAGTGCCTTGAATTTTAACTGTATCAGAATCAAGAATTAGTGTATACTTATCTTTAACTATCTTCTCTACATAAGTTCCGTCTTTATCTATTTCTACTCTTGTGCCTGTTCTATGATATGCATGAAGTCTCTCATGATCTGGAGTATCATCAATCTCAATTACATGGCCTGATTCTGTTTCATGAACATGATTAAATGGATATATTGGTTTTACATAATTGTCTCTGTTTGGTTCACCTTTAGCTAAATCGATTACTGGATATTCATCAGTCAATCCTCTTGCTAAGAAGTTTACATCTGATTTTTTAAAATATTCTTCTTTAGGATATGATTCACCCGCAGTCTTTCCTGGTCTTCTTGGAGATTCATCTAATGCTAAAGTTAATCCGTAAGTCCTAGTTAAATTGTCTACTGGAGCCGATGTTGGTCCGTCTGGAGTATCTTTATAAGAAGTTTCTGTATCTCGTCTAGGGTCATTAAATCCATATATGGGCGCTCTATCAACAAATGTAAAATTTCTTGTGTTCTTTGTATCTATTGTTTCATCAACTTTATAATATGATTGGGCCGCTCCAATAAATGAACCCATAACTACAGGGTCTTGTTGAGTTGCACCATCTCTATAAAATCCCATTACAGTGCTACCTTCAACTAGGCCATGAGTTGTTGTTCCTAGTCCAGAAAGAGAAGGTGAAGTTGTAGGCATCATCACTTCTGACCATGGTAAATCTGGAGTTCCTATTAACTTCTTATCATCTGTATGAGCTCCGAATATTCTAACACGAACTCTATTTAACTTCTTAGGATCATTTCTGTCTTCAACTATTCCTGTAAACCAAACGAAACCATTTTTTCCTTGAAACATTATGTACTCTCCGGTTCTGGTGGTCCTACAAAATTAATAAAATGGTGTTTCCAGGATCCTGGCCGTTCTGGCACGACAGTCTCTATGTTATTTGTTACTGAGTCCTTCATACAAGTTATATTTGTTTCCATATGTGCTTGTGTA